GATCAAGTTTCAGCGAACTGCCGCCAAACACTGATTGCTCGGTTGATATCTGCGCGTTGCCAACTGCGGTCAGCGTCAGGTTTAGCGGGCCTTCATCATCAAATGTGGTGGAGCCGTTTGCTCCATTAAAGCCGCATAGCAATAGGTTTGATTCAAAAAATGGATCGTAGACAGTTGTATCGAGCGTGCTTGCCGCTGTGGTGCGCAGCAAGATCAGCGATCTGGCAGCGGGGGGCGTGGTCGGCACACCGGCCGCCGTGGTGGTCAGGCGGATAATCGAGGTGGCAGCGGGAGGACCAGCTGGCAGCGCCCTGGCGGCCGTGGTTCGCAACACGATGCGAGATGTAGCGGTCGGGACCAGGGCCACCCGCACCCGCACCGCCCGGAACGTGCAGGTCAGAAAATACAGCTCGGCGCCCGCAACTGATTGAACGTCCTCCTGCTGGGGATCGCCTGCATAGACCCAGGCGTAGCCAGGCCGCGACAGTGCCGGGGCCAGGGTGACGGCATCGAAGGCAAACGGGCGGCCCTGCTGATCGCGTGCGTGGTTGCGCACTGAGTTGGCCTGGGCTTCGGTGAGGCTCTTGAGCGGCAGGGTCAGCGCGTCGCCGGTGGCCATGGTGTCGGCCGCGGTGGTGACGCTGCTGCCGTCATAGCCCTCAACCTCCGTGGCAGGGATCGCGCCGGGGGTGATGATGACATCGGCAGGGATGAGGGCAGGAAAAGTCGCCATCGGACTACACCCCGGTCAAGCTGGAAAATTCAAATTTCCAGTCCCAGGACCCTGAGATGGTGCCATCTGCCAGGTGTTGGTATTCATTGACGATAGTCGTAGGCGTCCCGTCTGCGTTATATATTCTGACGCGGGTAAAGTTTGCGTCTTCAAATATCTTGACCGCTGTCTGGCCGGGAGTGACGGAGATATCAATTTGCCTAGTCAAGCCACCAGGGCTAGATATTCTCGCAAAGCTCATAAGCAAGACATATTTTGTAAAGTTAGTCGGCGGTTGCGGTGGCAACGTCGGATTCGCTGGGCCGTCAGGCGTGCCAGGCTGAGCAGGGATGCCAGGGGGGTCAACCGGGCCGGTCGGCGGCAGCGGGGCAGGGCTGCCACCTCCACCGCCGCCGGCTCCTCCACCCCCGCCGCCAGGGGGGCCAGCTGGAACACCACCTCCAGCCACAAAGTTGCCACCGCCACCGCCACCGGCACCCGCATACTCTCCGCTGGTAGGAAACCGCCCATTTTTGTTGTAGAAATAGACCTCCTCAGCGGTCCGGCTATCTGCATCCTCGTCAGGGATTGAGGTATCAGTGGCCCTGCTGGGGTCTGCATCGCAGGAGGGGCCGCTGTTGCCGGTGATGAACATGTCACCCGCTACCGTCACTGCCGCCACGTCTAGCGCCACCAGAGAGCGGTGGTGCGCGTCAACTGGGAAATGCTCCAGTGAGAGGGTCAGATGCCCATCACGGCTCTTGTTCAAGTTGGTGACCAAATACCATTGGACCATTGGATCGCTGGCCTGTGTCTCCAAGTCTTCCCGGTCCAGCTGAAGTGCGACCTTATCGCCCTCGCCTAGCTCAGAAGTCCAATAACCAGGCTTGACTATTACTTGCGCTGAATGAGTGATGTGGCGGCGCTTTGCTTGATTGAAACGCATCGCCCGCGCAATATGAATTTCTGAGGTTGCAAACTGGCTTAGATCATGTGTTTCGATTGGTGCCGAGTCCGGGGTGTCGTCATATTTGACCGTGCTAGTTCTGGTGATTCCTGACAGCCCATCGTCACCCTGCTGCCGCCACGCCACTTCAGCGATGAATGGCCGCCTGGCCTGAGGGTCTGAAAGCTGATACGAATAGCTGCCATTTACTACGGCTTCGTTGTCAAATATCCATTTCGGCACTTGCGGGCCAACATCAATCGCGCCGCTAGGTGTGACGGGCAGTAATGGCGTCAGGCCATATCGACCCCCTACACTGGTTTCCCGCACCAGAAAATAAGGCCCGACTTTGTTTAGCCAATCACTGGTGCTGGTTGGTTCGGTCAAGATGCCGTCCCAAAACAAGCTATTCACCGCCATAAAATTGGCAGTCTTAACAAACGAATCGCGATCAATTTGTATCTCTGAAACCTTGCCGGTGTGGGTCAGCAGCCAGTAATAAAGCTCGGCCAAGTTGTTGCTGCTGCCGTAAACGCCATCAGTCAGCCGGGTAGACTGAACGCCGTCGCGGATAAAAGCATGTACCGACCGCTTCCAGTATCCTTGATCTTCATTTGCGACACCATAAGGGTCGTCGCCATTGATATAAACAACCGAAAACGAAAGCGTGGACATGCCTTCGTAGGTGCCGGCCGTGCCGCATATTGTGGGCGCTGGAACAGCCTTGGCGACCAAATAATTATTGTTTAATAAAGCCTCAGACTGATTTTTTCCATCAACAAAAGTGGTAGTTCTAAAATACAAAACGTTTCTATATACATCTTTAAGAAAATTGCCAGGGGCCCACCTTCCTGCTCGCTTGTTTCGTGATTGGCTGAACTGGCCAACCCTGCAACGGCCTTGAAAGATATCGCGTACCTGAATACCTCCTATATTACCCTCACTTAAAACAAGATGATAAAAAACTTTTACAGTATTGGGAAGGTCAAGACTGACGGTTCTGTACTGAATTTGCCCACCTGATGTAACGCTATAAGGTTCTTCGCGTAGCTCTGTTGGGGTTTCAAATCTGCAAGCAGTGGCCTTGGGTGCAATCAAAACCCCGCCCGTATTGCCTACTCGACGGGTCCATACAATTGGAATTCGCTCAAACAGCAGCATCGCTTCCTGATCTTTACCCAGATCCAGCCCCCCTGATATTCCATTACCGCTGCCAATGGCCATGCTCCCGCCCAGGGCCGCCGCGTTGGTGCTCGTTGCATAGCGAGAAGGCCGCGCCTTGGCGCCTACACTGTTAATAGCAGACTGATATACGTCACCAGCAAAAGAACTTGACGAACGTGAGTTGCCGCCCCCGCTATTTCCCGACCGCATTATCGGCGCAACCATTAGAACGACAGCACGCAGGGTGTCCCGATCAATTCGGTAGTCGCAATTCTAGGTGGAATTATGGCAACCACTGGCGGCAGGGTGCTGCTGGCAGAAAATGAGATCCCGGTCAGCGTGCCACCACCGCCACTGATGGCGAGCAATGCTGAGTCGTCCCGGATCAGGCCACCCAGGACAATTCGATATTGCGTCACCTGAATCAACCACTGCCCCGCCACTGCCTGCAACACCAGGGCCAGGGTGGCGGGGGAATGGGCGCAGGTGATTGTGACCGATGCTGCCGCCACACCCGAATCAAACCCAGGGCAATTGAACTCCTGATACCGCCAAGCCTGGGGCCCGTCGCCGTCGCCAGCATCCCAGCTGCTGAACGGAAAATTGTTTGCCAGGTCGAGCCGGTGCCAGCGGGCCCGGGCAGTGCCGCCGGGGTCCATCCATTTGATGGTCTGGGTCCAGAAGTAGGGGCCCGTCGCAGCCATCAGGCCATCCCCAGGGCCTTGCGCCCGTCATAGCTCTGGAGGTGATCCCAGAGCTGGCCAACGCCATCGCTCACCATGGCCTCGGCATCCTCGCGCCGGATCCACTGGGAGCCGTCGGGCTGCTGCTGGACTGGGCCGGTTTGAACCTGGATCGTTGGGGCGAAAGTGCCGCCGCCTCTGAAGCCCCCGCCAGCAGCGGCACCCTGGCGAATGCCGAGGCCCTGGTCCCCCATCTGCGCAGCGATGAACTGCGGCACCTTCTTCTGAGGCACGATGTACTCGGTGCCAGCCTCGCCGGCCATGATCAACGTTGGCCGATCCACCCGGCCGCCTACTGCAAACTGGGGCACCTGCACCGGTTGGATCATCCCCAGCTGCGGGCCCCGCACGGCGGCGCTCACTGAATTGGCCGCGGCGATCAGGCGGTTGATCTGCTCAATGAAGGCATTGACCGCCCGCCCTGCCAGGCTGAGGGCCGAATTGATCACCCCCCGCACCGTGCCGACAATCCCTGCCCAGGCATCGGCAATGGGCCGCACCAGGCCCACGGCATAGTCCCGCATGGCGTCCATGCCAGCATTCCAGGCCTGCCCCAGGCGGGCAATCAGGCCATTCTCTGGGCCGATGATGGTGTCAAAAAATGCTGCAAAGTTCTCGCTGATATTGGGGAGGATGTTGCCGACGTAGCTGGCGAGGCCGTCCATCATCAGGTTCCAGCCACCGCCGATCATTGCGACGAACCCGGTGGTGGGGTTGGCGATCAGATCGAACAGGCCCCGGAAAGCATCGGCGATCTGGTCGCGGAAATTGAAAATCACCACCGCCGTGGCCACGACTGCGGCGCCTATCAGCACCGGGGCAGTCACGAACCCGGCAACCAGGGCAGCCAGACCGGTGGCTACTGGCACGATCGCGCCGGCTATGCCCGCCAGAGTGGCGCCAATGCCCAGGCCGGCAAAGGCACCCAGCACCGTTACCACGCTGGTGATGATGGGAGCCAGCAGGGTAAAGCCCACGGCCAACAGTGCCACGCCCCCAACCGCTGCCTGTATCGGGCCTGGCAGCATTGTGAAGGCATCAATCACCGCAGTCAGCGCCGTGGCTGTTGCATCCAGCGCAGGCAGCAAAGCCACGGTCAGTCCAGCAGCAAGACCGCCGACCTTCCCGCCAAGCATCGCCAACTTATCGTTATACTCATCCGCCTTTTTAGCGAATGCTGCCGTCATCTTTACGCTTAATGATTCGATAGCTTTGCCGCCTTCGTTCAGCATTGGGATCATATCCGCGCCTGATTTGCCAAACAGCTGCATCGCTAAAGCTGTTTTCTCTATACCGTCTGGCATAGTCTTAAATTTATTGGCAATCTCTAACGTAACTTGATCGGCTGTTTTTAATTTACCGGCTGCATCTGTTGCGCTGATGCCGAGGGTCTGCAGTGCTTCAGATGCCGGACCCTTGCCGGTTTGTGCGGTTTCGTAGAGGCCCTTGCTGAGCTTGACAAGCGATTTGGCGACTGCATCAATGTCAGTTCCTGATGTTGCCGCCGCCTTCCTGAACCTGGCCAATGACTCAACGCTGACGCCGGTGCGCTGGCTCATGTCGTTCATCGAGTCGCCTAGTTCAATCGTCCTGCCCACCAGGGCCCCCAGTCCGCCAATCGTTGCAATCGGGGCAAGGGCCCCCAGGGCACCGCTCAACGGGCCTAGTTTGCTGGTGAGCGACTGCGTGGCACCTTCTACCTGCTTGAAGGTTGAGCCGAGCTTGGCGACTTGCTCGGTGCCGACAACCTGGGCGGCGATCTTGAGAATCGCAGCAAAGTTGACGGCCATCAGAAGCCCCTCTCTAGTTTTAGAAACTCGTGCTCGATCACTGCGAGATCATCCATGATCGCTTCAACGCGCCGCCGACCCCAGGTCAGTAGGGCCCGCTGGACTGCGGCTTCATGAATTAGGCCTGTCCGCATCAATTGCGGATATCCCTCTGGGGTGTAACCCGTGGCCCAGTGCCATTGGGTGGGGGCCACCTTGCACCAGAGCAAGAAGGCGTCCATGTTCTCGGGCCATATCCGGCAAATCGGCTCAGCAGGTTCGGGCCGATCCTTGCGAATCTGGGGCACGTAGACGATGCCCAGCCCTTCAGCAGAGCGCCGCTGTGCAATCTCTTCCTGCTCCCATGTTTTGGCCGGCGCCTGGGTCATTTGCCGATGCCATTCCCCCGCGATCTCCCTGAGGTTGGCTTTTTTCCGGTTTCAGGTGCGGTTGATTCTGTCCATGTATCAGTAATTGCCTGGGCCATCCCTGGGAATTGAATTACTTTTCTCTTTGAATCTTCGTCAAACTTCCATGGCTCTTCATTATAAAGCATGTCATCGCCCCATCCTTGCAGCACGCGATTAGCAATATGGACATAGTCAACCGATTGCACGCCCTTGGCCGCGCTAGGGGGCTCCCTGCCGTCTTCAATTGCCAGCAGCACGGCCCGGTAGTGCCTGATTGCTTCGTTTAGCTCTTGAATTTCGGTCTGTTCCATCCTCTCAAAAAACGCGGTAAAGGTTATATCTTTTCGTGTTCCATCTTCCAGGATAACATTATGTTTTACTTCCGCCTTGAATGTGTCGCCTACTTTGAAAAAATCAAATGCCATGGAAAGAAAAACGCAAAGGGTTAGGGTTGGTAGTTTAGGCGATCAAGTCTCGACAATAGACCCTTCTTGGTTGGCAAGGTCACCAAACCGGGCCACCCATTGAATATCATAATAAGGAAGTCCCTTAACGTCAACTAACTCTACGCTAGTTAGTTGTATCCTGGGCTGGTTAAATGTCATAATATTGCCAGCGGTGGTGCCAATCGGCAGGGTCAACGCGCACAAGGTAGAATTCTTGCGCAGTGCTGGAATGTCCAGCGTAGAGATTGCAGGCCTTGCAACCCTGCATGATCCGTTAATCGCGTATTTAGTAAAGTTAATATATGGAACACAGCCAAAGTCGTCGATTAGTTCCATCGTGTTTTCTTTCACCCAAGAAAAACTTGTGAAACACAGCGGCACCGCCGTGCCTCCAACAGGCCCCAGGGTGGCGCTGCCTGGGGTTGTGGCGGCGCTGTCAAAAATGGTTGCATCCACCTGCGGCGGATAGGTCACAG